TCACGGGAGCCTTGGCCTTCACGGGAGCCTTGGCCTTCACGGGAGCCTTGGCCTTCACGGGAGCCTTCGCCTTGGTCTTGGTGGACTCACCTTCGGCAGTCTTGGTCTTGGTGGACTCACCTTCGGCAGTCTTGGTCTTGACCTTGGCCTCAGCAGGGGCCTCCTCCAGGTCCAATTCAATCTTCTCTCCGCCAGCCATGGCGGTGCTGAGGTCCTTATAAAAGTCCTCCCATCCTGAGGGGACATCTTCCTTCTCCACCTTCCCCGGCACCTGAGACAGGCGACCAGTAATCTTCTCATCTTCCCAGGTCTTGGCCTTGGCAAACCCTAAGGCGACCAGGAAAGCCACCGCTAACGTCTTCTTGATCTTCATTTTACCTTTCTGTTGTTTCATGTTTCGTTCAATCCTCCATTTGGAGGGCCGTTACCTCTTATTATCTTCTCCTTCACCAGAAAGATTCATTGAGCGTCTCTATCTGGAAGAGCCGATATGAGACAAGGACAAGCAATGGATAGATCTCCCGCCGTCCAAACCATCTGACTCTCAGACCACTTACCTCCACGAAGGACGATCCAATTCAAACGGTAAACCCCCAGCATCTTCTCGGCATCTGTCTGATTGATTCCAACCATTCCGGTGACATGGGCATTCTTCCTCTTATCCTCCGAAAAATCCTTCTTCCTAATCACCCGCGCATCGTAGGCCGTAGTGGCTGTCTGGGTAGCCGTCACCACCAGACAATGAAACCTAAGAGCGATCCTCCGAAGGATCATCCAGGTCGCATTGATCTGATGCCGAAGGTCAAGGTGTTTGGTATGAGGCTCGGCCAGCAAGGGATCGGCATAGTCGATCACCACCACATCAGGAACCCAATCCTTCCCAGAGAACCGCTGAACTTCCTGTTCGATCTCTCCGGCCGAAACGATCGAACCTCCCTCACATCGAATCCTGATCGGAAGAGAGGTAGAAGCGAGGATCGAGAGAAGCTTCTTCCGCAAGCGCAAAGCATCTTTGAGAGACACCTTCTTCCGCCATTCTGTCCGATGCTTGAGTCTCGGCACCTCCTTGCGATCCACCACCTTCATCCGTAGAGGAATGTTCACCTCACAATCCTCCCTCCAAGGCCGCTTCAAAGCCCTAGCCTGGAGACGCTGAGAAGCCTCATGGAGGTCCATGTCCCCCAGCACATACCAAAGCACCTTGTACCGCCGTCGAAGGGCCCGCCAAACAATCTCCCCCAGCCAGTAGGATTTCCCCCGTTTGTCCGGCCCGGCGAATGCCACGAAATCACCACGTTTGAAGTGGGGACCAAGGAAGGTCTCTAAAGCCCCATCAAACTGAATCAATCTCTCGGCGCCATCGTAATGAGCATGGGAATCCCTCACCACCTCAGGAGACAGCGGATCCTTCCAAGCCGACGAGGAGAAGTCAATCCTCTCATAGGAGAGATAGATCTGGCGCGCCTCTTCCACGTCATCTTTCTCCAAGGCCGATTCCACCCCCTCTACCATCCGGGTCAGCTGGACCTTGTCCAGATAGGCCGAGGCCTTGTCCACCAAAAAATCCTCGTTCATCTCCCGAGCTAGACTCTGGTAGTCATCACTGAGGCCCGAGAGAAACCCCTCCACTAATTCCACCGCTTCTGGATCAGGAGAGGATTGCGCATAGTGCCGAAAGAGAGATTGAATCGCTTTCTTGGGGGCTCTCTGGTACCGAGCAAAGTGGCGGAAGCACCAGCCCGCAATCAGATTGGACCATTTGCTCTTGAATGGGTGGGCCCCATCCGCTCCAAAACGACGGTGGACCTTTTCAAGAACCCCATCATGAACGATCAGGGCTGTCAGAATCACCCGTTCCTCATCGGCGTGGAATTGTCTTACCTTCATTCCCGGACGAAAACAGTCGTGGTGTATTTCTTCCCATTCTTCTCATAATCGAGGGTCGTCTCCCAATGTCCCACTGGGGCAATATCATCTGGTTCACCTCCACCACTACGTTTCATGGCCCGCTTCAACTCAGGATACCTCTCGCAGAAGGAGCGCAAGGTATAAACTTGGGGAACATATTCATCCCGCCAGTGTTCAAAATACCATTGCAACACCAACCCAACCTGATGAGAATCACCGTTAAGTTGGGAGAGTAGTTCATTGAGTCTCTTCTCCCAATCTAGGAGAGTCGCCCTCGTCCAGCCATGAGTGGTAGATCCCCGTTTGCCCAGATGGAGGTGATTCTCAATAGCAAAGTTGGCGAACTCTTTCACTAGTTTTGGGAGCTTGTGTCCTCCATTCAAACCCAAAGAGGGAACACTCCCATCCGCCGGCGCTAGCCGCGGATGCGTTCTCTCTCGTGTACTCTTAATCGTAGTACTCTGTTGGCCACCGAGTTTTCTCGGTGGGGGTGCCGAGTTTTCTCGGTGGGGGTGCCGAGTTTTCTCGGTGGGTAGCTCATCCCCAAAGAAGGTGACTCTAATCATTCTCTTGTTGTTATCTTTGAGTTTCACCTCCACCAGACCCAGCTCTCTGAACTTCGTGATGCAAGTTGATACCCAGGAAGGGTCCCGCCCTCCCCACCAATTAGCCAGCCACCTATTACTCGCCCAGCACCCCTTCTTTGGGTCACACAAGGCGTTGATCTTTGCCAGGAGCACTAACTCTGGTTCGCTCAAGATGCGATCGTCGTAAAGACGAGTGAGACAAGAAGGGATGAACCAGCCTCGACTGATCTCATTGTGATTTTCTTCATTTGAAAGATACAGGTTACTCATAATCAATCCAGACAATAGGACCGCCGCTCACCAGGTGGGGAAGAGCCGTAGTATCCTGGGGGTGATGCTACGGGCGAGCGGCGGCCCAAATTTGAGACCCCAGCCACTAAAATCAGCTCTTCCGCATCTATCCTATAATCTGTTCTGTCGCGGCAACTGCGACAGAACAGATATCCTAGGAGGAGATGCCCAGCCGAGATCGCCCGCTTGGATAGGATCAGTCTTTTAAACGAGGGGTCCCTTGACCCGATACCTGGCGGAGGTTGATCTCTCTTCCTCTAGTATATCCCAATGCCTGGGCGAAGGAATTACGTTAAACCCTGCGACCCTTGCGGCGTTCTAAATATGGGAAGTGTTTCTCCACAGCGGCCTGAACTAACTCACCTTTGCGCCGAACCACCAGAGCATATCGGTTGGTCTGAACTGGAGCGATTTTAGCCTCCTCCCGGCGATTGGTCTCGACGATACCGGCGAAGATGCCGCGATAGCAGCCATTGGTGTCCGCCGCGCAATAGGTGAGAGTTCCCTCCGAGACGAAACGACTCAAGATGGCTGGAAAGACCTTCTCCAGGAAGGGGAAGACCGCCTTAGCAATCGCCACGTCGCCTGCCTCACCCACCAGAATTATTGCGGATACCACCTTCCCACCCCAAAGGGAATGACTCCTCTCAATCACATGGACATGGAAAACTTCCCTGAGAACGAAGAAGACCCAATTATGGTAAGGTTGCTTGAATTTAGATCTGATGCGGAGGGTCTCGTCCTTCTCAATGGTGATGCTCCCTTTAACCTGTTCCTCGCTGTCCAGGTCAATGCTAGATAGCTCAATGTTATGAGCGATGGCGATCTCCCTCGCCTTGGCCATCGCGGCCTCGACCTCACCTTTATAAGCGGCGCGGTTGTTGGCGAGTATGAGAATCTTTCTGAGCTTCTCAATTACTTCTGACGCAATTTTCATCTTGGTTCCTTTCAGTAGGTTGGACCTTGCTCATCAACTGGGCGCGGTGGTTGGGGCAGATGCCATGACTGATCTCACTACCACGAAGGTGTGGGAATTTCTCGAATAGGATCTTCCCCGGAAAACACCAGGCGCAAACCTGGATGAGATTCGGACCGATCTGAACATAGGGATTTACGCCGTCAGGAAGATGAAGGTCCATATGAGCCCGTAGGTGATGACCGCCACTACCTTCATCTGGAAGGTTAGCTCTTCGAATCTCTCGGCTGTCTGGTCGATAATAAAACTCATATTGTCTTTTCTCTTTCTCTTTCTCTTGTCTTGTTATCTGTGTTACGCTCACATCTCAGGTATGAGCACAGCCCATGCCGAAATCATTCATCTTGTAACTGGTTGATCTGCCAGGTAGAGGAGAATTCAATCAACTCAGAGGTGTATAGATTTTGTGCAGGGGTGTATAAAAATTATACACTCCTGATTTCAACGAATTCATCTTACCTGGCAGATCAACCAGTTACAAGATGAATGATTTCGGCATGAGCTGTGCTTATATCTGAGATGTGAATGCGAAACAAATCAAAAAGTCGGTAGCGAAGAAGATCGGCCTCAATGAAAATCAGTTCGAGATTCGCGAGGTCAGTCATTGTTACACCAACAACAACCAGCCGGCCTTGGCGGTTTGGTATCTCGTCAAAGGCCAAGCTGAGCTTAAGTGTGTCAAGATGTAACCGCACGAAGATGAATCCCCTCATCCCAACTAATTGCCCCTTCGAGATCCTCGGCTATATCGAGGAATTCGACGATGCCGTGACCTACAAACCTTTGGGGTTCAGGAAAATCGCAGAGCCTGATCGCCCATGCGGATCACCCGGCCGGAGAGAGATCCTCCTCACTGAACCCCTCAGTCTGCTGAAGGGTTACAAGGAGACTCCGGTGGTGGTCCGTGCCAGTTGCGATTACCCGCGCAGGGTGATGGCGATGATCCAAATAATCTGCGGAAAAATGAAAGGCCACTGAAAATGAAAAGTCAAGACTATACCAGAACCTCTTATGAGATCCATACTTCTGAAGATGGGGAGAAGTGGTTCCGGAAATCACCAAATTATGAGGACACTCCCAAAGGCCTGGCCGAGGCGAGGAATCGGATACAGGCACTGGTCCAGACTTATCGCTTCGTTCGCATCTGTCATTCAACACGGCATATCAAGATCCTTGCGGAATCTGAGAATCCCGACCTCCTGTCTAAAGAGCAAATCGCCACCCTATTGCTGAAGGGTGAGGAGGCCTGCAAGGGCATCAAGGGACTCAGCTGTAACGAGGGATTCAACATTGGTTTCAACAGGAAGGACATCGATCATGGACCTGTTCGTGTCACCATTTCCTTCAATGCGGCGGCGGTGATTGGCAAACCCCCCCAAGGCCGGGCCAACGAGGAAGCCAGGCGACAATGGAATATGAAATCTATCGAGTGTCGGAAGACCGCGCTAGATGAGTGCGTCGCCGAACTCAAGACGGCAGGTGTCACGCACATCCGTGGTGGTTATGAAATTGAATTGAAGCCATGAAAGCAAAAGCAAAAGCGAAACAGAAAATCCAAGCGGCGCTGGCCGTGCTTAACCGTTCCATGCCGAAGCCGAGGGTCCGCCGTCACCACACTACCCAACGCAAGGTGGATCTTACCTGCCCCGTCTGCCATGATCCCCAGTGCCAGCTGGCTTGGTCAGAGGAAGCCCACCTTCGTATTATAGATGGAAGGATGGAAGGTTCCAGCAGTGCCGACCCAGCACAGATCGCGACCGAGCCGAAGGAGAGCACCTGACTCCTTAACTTTCCACTTGTGCCATCTCCGTCGATAGCCTAGAGTGTGGACTGTTGAAATGGTAAGTTCAAACAAAAATTGAGATCCCTTATGTCTATCACCACCCCTATTGATCCAGCGACGGAATTCCCCAAGGTTGAAAAGATGCTCTACACACTGGCCTGGCGGACAGCAAACACCTATCCTGTCTCCTTCGAGGAAGCGCGAAGCGAGGCGTGCTATGCCTTTATGCGAGCCTGCCAAGATTACAAGTCAGAACGTGGTCAGAAGTTTTCGTCCTGGGCCTACTATTGGGCCTGGACGAAGTTGAAGGACCTAGTGATAGCCCGGTCCAAGGATCCGCTCACCTTCATCGAAATTGAAGAAGATTTGCTTGGAGAGGCTCCTCCAGAGAGAGCCGAATCGCTTGACCTGCTCGAAGAGCTCTCGGAGGATGCTAGGGAAATAGTTGAGATGATTCTCGAGACTCCCGAAGAACTGATCGGGGTGGTTATGACACCCCGTCGCCTCCTCCACCGAGTGAAAGATTACATGGTGGCTAGGAAAGGCAAGAGCCGGAACCAGGTCAATCTAGCCGTGGACGAAATCACAATCAAGTTCCGGCAGGCTTGGAGACAGGTTACGGTTGCATGACCAAACTTCGTTCGTTCCAGTTGGAAGGTGTCCGCCAAATTTACCAATTTGGCGGTCGTGCTCTGCTGGCTGATGAAATGGGTCTAGGTAAGACTATCCAGGCCCTCTATTGGATCATCAAGATCCCCAAACGGCGGCCGGTTGTCATTGTCACCCCTGCCAGCGTCAAATATGTCTGGCAGGCTGAGGCCGCTCTCCATTTCGGCTTGCGGACTTCAGTCTTAGAAGGCCAGTGCAACGGACATCATCATTTGCCGAGCGACATCATCATCCTCAATTATGACATTCTCAAGTCGTGGTTGCCTCTGCTGCTGAAGTCTCACCCCCAATGCGTGGTTCTAGATGAGGTCCACTACATCAAGAATCCGGCAGCCAAGCGAACCCGGGCCTCACTGAAGCTGACCGAGAAGGCCACCTCAGTCTTGGGCCTGAGCGGGACACCCCTCACCAACCGTCCCATTGAGCTGTGGCCGGTCCTCCAGGCGATCCGTCCTGACCTCTTCCCCTCCAAACACGAATATGCCTGGCGCTATTGCAAGCCAAGATTCACTCCCTGGGGCTGGATCTTTGATGGCGCCACCCACATGGGTGAGCTCAACCGCATCTTGCGCCGAGAATGCCTCATCAGGAGGCTCAAGAAGGATGTCCTTAAGGAACTACCACCCAAGATCCGTCAAGCGGTTCCCTTCCGTCTCGATTCCTACCGCGAGTATGAAGAAGCCGAGGAAGATTTTCTGGGATGGCTCAGGTCCATCAGCCCAGCCCGCGCTAATAAGGCAGCGAAAAGTCAGGCATTGGTCAAGGTAGGCTACCTCCTGCGATTGGTAGCTCGCCTCAAGCTAGATCAGACAATCCGGTGGATTGAGGAGTTCTATGAGTCCCATCCGGGCGAGAAACTGGTCGCCTTGACTATGCACACCCTCGTCATTGACCGCCTCAAAGAGAAGTTTGGACGCCGCGCCGTCGTCATTGACGGTCGGGTGGTAGGACGAATGAGGCAGGAGACGGTCAAACAATTTCAGAGCAGTCGCAAGATAGACCTCTTCTTGGGGAATTGGCGAGCCGCCGGGGTAGGCATCACTCTGCACGCCGCCTCCAACGGAGTGGCATTGGACCTTCCTTGGACTCCCGGTGACCTGCTCCAAGGTGAGGATCGCCTCCACCGCATCGGTCAGAGGAAGAATGTTATCATCCACTACCTCATGACCTTAGGGACCATTGAGGAAAAGCAGATCAAGATCCTCAGGAAGAAGACCACCATCTTAGACGCAGTGCTAGATGGTCGATCGGATGCCTCTCACTTGAACATCTTTGACGAGCTGCTCGCGGAGATGAAGAGGGAGCGAAGATAATATGAAGCCGGTCCAAGTAGACCGAGAGTGATAGGGGCCCGGTGGATCTTCTGTTTGTCTTGGATCCACCGGGTTTTTCTTCATGGGGAAGACCCAATGACCATTCAAGAGATCCTCGACAAGCTGGAGGTGGAATACCTCGCATCGGGTCATCATCACTGTCGTCCTGGTTGGATCCAAATCAGACATTGTCCCTTCTGTGGATCAGACAACTTCCATCTGGGGTGGAACCTCCAAGCCAATTTCGCCTCTTGCTGGAGATGTGGGGGTCATCATGGCCCCAAGGTCCTGGCCGCTCTGGGTCTCCCTGCGAGAGAAGCCTCCGCAATCTTCCACCATGTTGAGCATGGCGCGGCACCGATCAAACGCGAGAGAGCCAGAGTCTCGCTTAAGGAACCCGCGAGGAGGGGTCCTTTAGGCCCTTCTCATCAGAGATACCTGCTGAAGCGGGGTTACGATCCTGACCAGATCTCGCGCATCTGGGACGTGGAAGGAATCGGATTGGCTATCCGGCTGAGCTGGAGGCTTTACATCCCAATCATCTTCCGAGGGAGAAGGGTTAGCTGGACCACACGGGCAATCGGGAGAGGGGTTGCCCAGAGGTATATCTCGGCTTCGTCCGATGAGGAGGTTATGAATCATAAGGAGCTCGTCTATGGATTAGACTTCTGTCACCATTCAGTTGTCGTCTGCGAAGGTCCGTTAGACGCCTGGAAGATCGGACCTGGCGCGGGCGCCTTATTTGGGACGGCATTCACTACGGCTCAGACCAGGACATTAATTGCCATTCCACGACGGTTCATCTGTTTTGATTCCTCACCCGATGCGCAAGAGAGAGCCAAGGAACTCTGCCACCAGCTTGCTTGCTTTCCGGGAGTCACCGAGAACCTTTTGATTGACGCGAAGGATCCCGGGGAAGCGAGCGAGAGAGAATTGAGACTGATTCGCAAGGTTGCGTCTCTCAGATAATAAGATATGATATGCGACTAGAGAAATTGGAACTGAAAGATTTCCAGGCGCATGATGAACTCGTGGTCGCCTTCTCTCCAACCATCACAACCATCGTGGGTCCTAGCGATTCCGGCAAGTCCGCGATCCTTCGAGCCTTGCGTTGGACCTGTCTGAATGACCTCGCCGGCGATGAGTTCATCAAGGAAGGGGCCAAACAGACCGCCGTCAAGCTACAGATCGAGGGGGATCACCAGATCATTCGCTCCAAGGGCACGACCTCCTCAGGCCATAACACCTACAAATTGGACGATAGGGAATACCGGTCCTTCGCTCAGACAGTGCCTAGCGATATCGCCAAAGCCCTCGCCTTGTCCGAGATCAACTTTCAGGGACAGCATGATAATCCCTTCTGGTTCAGTGAGACGGCCGGCGAGGTATCGCGCCGACTCAACGCGGTGGTGGACCTGAGCGTGATTGACCAAGTGTTGTCTAGCATCGCGGCCGAGGTCCGGCAAGCTACGGAGAGGAAAACAATTTCAAACGAAAGGCTTGCCGAACTCAGAGAAGAGTTTAACTTGATCAAGAGTCAAGAGAACCGGGTGGTCCAGTTCCAGGCTCTTAGGGATTGCCAAAAGGCATTTGTCAAAGCAGATGAAAATTGCGATCGACTGGCACAAACCATCGAAAGAATCAGGACGGGTCATGATCAAGCACGGACCCACGAGGAAAGGTGGGCCAGTGCCCAGGCTGCCGCGACCGCTTGTGGTGAAGCTGTCAAGCATTCTGTTTGGTATGGACAGCTCTCCAGGTTGATTGACCAAATCAAAACCAACCAGGCCGCATCTACTCCTCCTCCCGATTTCAAATCCGTCGAGGATACCTTCGAAGAGTGGCGAGGATCTGAGAACAAAATTGATGCCCTCGACAATATCGTCTCGAAGGCCGAGGGGATCACTCGAAAGATCCAGTCTGGCATGGGCGCGGTGAAGGGAGCCCAGACTAGGTTCGACCAAGCCACCCAAGGAAAACGATGTCCGTTATGCCAGAAATTATTGCCATAGCTATCTCCGACCTCCATCTATCGCTCATGGCTCCCGCTTGTCGCGCCGACAAGGATTGGCTGGCGGTGCAGGCTCACTACCTCCAGCAGGTCAAAGACATCGCCGAAGACCTCCCTGTCTTGTGCTCAGGCGATATCTTCGACCGCTGGAATCCTCCCCCAGAACTGATCCACTTCGCATTGGTCCATCTACCAGACGGAATGATTAGTGTTCCTGGGCAACACGATCTCCCCAACCATCGGATTGACCAAGTCAACCGTTCTGGATACGGCGTCTTGATGGAGGCAGAGAAAATCAGAGATGTCTCCAGACAGAAGACAGGAAACATGGGAGGGTTTATCATCCATGGCTTTGGTTGGGGTCAGGAAATCACCCCTCCGATAGAACTCTCCTCACTCCTGCACATCGCTCTCATTCACCGCTATTGCTGGGAGGGGGAGAAGAGGTATCTTGGTGCGCCCATCGAATCAGAAGCCTCCACCTTCAAGAAAGAACTCAGAGGTTACCAAATCGCCATCTTCGGTGACAACCATTTCAGCTTCGTCACGCGGGCGGGCGAGTGTAACATTCTCAACCCCGGCGGCTTCATTCGTCGCAAGTCTGATGAGATCAACCGCGAACCTTGCGTCGGCATTGTCTATGACAACGGCACGGTGAAGCGGAGACGACTGGACACGACCATTGATACCTTCCACGAGGAGACAAAGGAACGCGGCGAGACTCCTCTTGACATGAGAGCATTCATTAAAGGGCTGGAGGGGTTGGGTGAGCACGGACTGGACTTCAGAGAGGCCGTCAAGAACCACCTTCGAGGCGACGACATTGAAGAGGCGACGAAAGAGATAATATGGCAGATGCTAGATAAGAAACCCACAGAGGTATGAACGAGACAATCAACGAAGAGACCTATCACCGCCTCAAGCGAGAGGTCGAGGAGGCCAAAACCTCCTCCGAGCGAGCTCACGGCGCCCTGGAACAATTGATGAGTCAGTTGAAAAAGGATTTCAATTGCGGGAATCTGAAGGAGGCTCAAACCCATCTGGCAGAGCTAAAGGCGGGACGGGATAAGGCCGCCGAGAAGTTTCAGAAGACCCTCACAGATTACAAGGAGAAGTGGAAGACAGAGTGAAGAAGATAACAAATATATGAAGAACACAAAGAACACGAAGAGCCCATACGTCATAGGGAAGAATTATTTCCTCCGCACGGTGACTCACCACCATACAGGGAGGTTGGTCCAAGTCACCCCTTACGAGTTGGTCCTTGAAAATGCGGCGTGGATTGCAGATGATGGAAGACTTACTCAAGCCTTGGTGTCTGGGGACTTCAACGAAGTCGAGAGATTCCCTGAAGGATCAAAAGTGATTGTGGGAAGGGGTAGCATAATTGACGCCGTCCAGATCCCCATCATCCCCACCTCACAGAAATGAATCCTACCCTCCTATCTACGGGATGGTCAAGGTCGGGGTCATGGTCAAGGTCAAGGTCAAGGTCGGGGTCATGGTCAAGGTCAAGGTCAAGGTCGGGGTCATGGTCAAGGTCAAGGTCAAGGTCGGAGTCAAGGTCGGGGTCAGGGACATGGACATGGTCAA